GCCTTGAGGTTGAAGAGGAGTAACAATGCTGACACTATACTCACTATTTAAAGACGGACTGGTATACTTAGCTTTAACTACCCTTGGGGTAGTAGGCGTGTTTCTTGGTGTGGGCATCATATTCGCACTAACCTTTGGGCCAGCACTACTAGCTGAGGCTTACAGCAGCTCTTGGTACTTACTTTTGTACACAGTAACTGTGGTAGTCTTAGGTCTATTTGTACAAGCGGAGGGTCCCTAAATGTTGACAGTCGTAAGCGACGTAGAGACAGACGGTCTAGACCCAGATAACCTGTGGTGTGTGGTCAACAAGGAACTAGGGGAGAAGTCTTACAAAACGTGGGACATAACCTCTGGTTACGAAACCTTCATTGAGTACGCAAAGACAGTAGACCGTTGGGTATTCCACAACGGTATAAACTACGATGGTCCCGTGATAAACAAACTACTCGGGTCCACCGTGATTGATCCCTTTAAAATCTGTGATACCTTTGTTGTGTCTCGCCTTGTAAACTACATGGGGTACAACGGTCACGGACTAGATGAGATTGGTATCTCCTTGGGTCAGGCTAAGACAGTGTTCAATGACTGGGAGAGGTACACCCCTGAGATGTTGTCCTACTGTAAGGATGACGTAGACCTAGGTACTAAGGTGTACAAGAAGTATGAGAGGTACATCGACGACCCTGCTTGGGCTATGTCTATGGAGACTGAGCACCGTATGGCTATGTTGTGTAAGAAGATACACACTAATGGCTTCAAGTTCAACCTCCAGTTAGCCAACGAAGTCCTACCTCAGATACAGGACAGATTGGATGAGCTTAGCGCAGAGATGCAACGTGCATTCCCTCCTGAGCTAAAGGAGGTTCATCGGATACAATACCGTACTAAGGCAGACGGTGAGTTGTACTCTACCACAGCTAACGCTATGGATAACTTCCCTAAGACTGTGATAGACGGGGATGAGTTGGTGTGTTTCAACTGGGTATCATTCAACCCTGGGTCACACCAGAACCGTATAGATAAACTATGGGATGCAGGATGGAATCCTACTGAGAAGTCCAAGTCACACTATAAGTTCTCACAACGTGGTGCAGTAGGTGACAAGTGGGGTAAGAAGATACTTACTCAAGAGACGTACGATGCTAAGAAGGAAGAGTTCGGCCACTACGGTTGGACAGTAACAGACGAGAACCTTGAGACACTGCCTAGCACGGCACCTCAGGGCGCTCGTGACCTTACCGAGTGGTTGTGCCTCAATGGTAGACTCAAGCCACTAGAGGAGCGTATCAGGGAGTGTGAGAGTGACGGACGTATCCGTACTAACTTCTGGCACATAGGAGCATGGACTCACCGCATGTCCCACTCATCTCCTAACCTAGCTAACATCTCCTCACCATTCCACGGTGAAGCTGTTACTGCTGTTGACCTAGTTAAAGAAAGGTTTGATGGTAAGTTACGTGAGATGTTCACAGTGGACGAAGGTAACTGGCTGGTAGGTACAGACGCTGAGTCTATCCAGCTACGTATCCTAGCTCACTATCTTAAGAACGATGAGTATGTCCAAGCTATTACAGAAGGTAGTAAAGAAAATGGAACAGACATCCACAACGTTAATCGCAGAGCACTCGGACTTGAAGGTATTACTAGAGACCATGCTAAGACTTTTATTTACGCCTACTTACTCGGTGCAGGAGCAGGAAAAGTCGCTCGCATCCTTAGATGTTCAGTATCAGTGGCAAAGAAAGCGATGGAAACTTTCACTGACCGTACCACGGGACTTAGGAAACTCAAGTCTGGACTTATCAAGCGCGACGCATCCCGGGGTTACTTTGAAGGTCTGGATGGAAGGAAAGTAATCTGCCCTTCAGAGTACTTAATGCTTGCAGGGTATCTCCAATGTGGGGAATCAGTAGTAATGAAGAGGGCCAATTGGCTATGGGACCGGTGGTGTACAGAGGAGGGTCTAAACTTTAGGCAAAGCAATTCAGTTCATGACGAGTGGCAGACGGAGGTATGCGGTACGTACGAAGACGCCATACGAGTAGGAGAGCTACAGTGTAAGTCTCTTGTAGCCACAGGGGAGGAGCTAGGGTTGCTCTGCCCTATGTCAGGGGAGACTAAGATCGGAAGCCCATTGGACGGTACAAACAATTGGCTTGGAACTCATTGATAACAAACGATAAATACCAAGGAGAACACAATGGATGAAAGAGCACACACTATAAGGTTAGCCTGTGAATACTACGGTTACAGATGGCCTAGTGATTCACCCTCAGGTATCCTCTACTACTTTGGTGAGCGTATCACCATAGAAGAGTTTAACAAACAAGCTAGACTATTTAGAAGTTAACAGGGCAGCTAAGGAGAACACAATGCAGAAGTATAGGGAGTACAAGCTATGGTGGATACACTATAAAGCTCCAGTGGGTGACATAGAGGAAGAAGCTTTTGAGCAACACATTAAAGGCATGACGTTGTACGAGCTGATGGAAATCCTGTCTAACTGGGACTAAGGAGAACACAATGGAAATTAGCTATGAAGAGAACGATGTAGAATTTAAACCTTGGCCTAAGATACCAAGAGACAAAGGCAACACTATCACTATCACTGAAAAGATTGATGGTACAAACGCTTGTGTTATTATACAGGACGGAGAGCTTGTCGGTATCCAGTCACGTAACCGTTTGATTAAACCTGGTGACGATAACATGGGGTTTGCTTTCTGGGTTATGGAGAACAAGGAGGGACTAGAAGAACTTGGCGATGGGTACCACTACGGTGAGTGGGCTGGACCTGGGGTTCAGAAAAACCCACATAAGTTAGAGAATAAGACATTCTTCTTGTTCAACACATTCAGACCACAAGAGACTCTACCTGAGTGTGTTAAGCAGGTCACCACCTTATACCAAGGTGTATACTCTAAGGAAGTCATTGAAGACTGCATGAGTACGCTGTGGTCTTGCGCTACTTCTACAGGTTACATTCCAGAGGGAGTTATCGTTTACTTCCACGACACACGGACTTACATGAAGGATACCTTTGCAAATCGTAAGGGTAAATGGAACGATAACTCTTGACACAACCCCAAGACTAACTTACTATTAACGTATAGAAACAATAGACAGACATAAAGGATAACACATGTCATCTACAACTTATTACATTACCGGAACTGCACAGTGGGCTAAGGTATTTGCTCACAACAAAGACAAGAACGAAGACTTTCACGGACCAGGGGGTGCGTACGTTGTTGACTTGATTGTTGACAAGGAAGAGCTTGATGCTTTCGTAGCGACTGGTGCTCGTACCACACCTAAGACTACAGAAGAAGGAGTTGCTATTAAGTTTAAACGTAAGCATACTCACCCAACTATTGCTGCATTTGGTGGACCACCTCAGGTTGTTGATGCAAACAAAGACGCTTGGGATGGTACCCTCATCGGCAACGGTTCCACTGTTGAGATTGCATACACTGTGTATGACACCAAGATGGGCAAAGGTTCCCGAATGGAGGGTATGCGAGTGATTGATCACGTTGAGTTGCCGCCTATGGAAGGTGACTCAGGTGTAGCTAAGTTGCCGTTCTAATGGAGAGTATCCCTACAGACTAAACACTAGGTAGAACAGCTAGAATTAAAACTTAAGGAAAACAATATGAATAGTGACTACAATACAACTAAAGAACTTACTGCTGTACAGAAACTCGTAGACAAAGCTGTTGATAGTCATAGCGCAGATGAAGCTTTAGACTACGCAAAGGCAGCTAATGAAGTAGCCGATGCACTTAGTACTATGATCTACGCTGGTAGAACTCAATGAAAGTCATACTAGACTGTGAGCAGAAGGACATGGGGGCAGCTCTTAACGCTGTCTTCCAAGTCCAACTTCAGAACCCTGACCAGCAGGTAGGCTCTGAGTTTTCTATTCGTACAATGGTTAACGGTGCAGAGTTTGATGTAGTACGTAACCTCAACTCATATACAATCAGGGAGCCATATTAATGTTAGAACCATTCATTAAAGCTCTAGGTTTCGGCCTAGGGTTAGGCGCAGCAGCAATAATATCGATCATTGTTATCGAGGTTGTACTAGAAATTATCGTAAAGGAATAACATGAATAACAATCCAAACTATGCAGCACAGATGATGATGCAACTAGACACCACCGTAACCCTACGTCTTATCACAGTACTAGAGGATATCGAGGCAGCTAACGATCCTGATAACATCCCCTTCTATGATTCACTTAGTGAGACCCTGTCCTTCATGCTTAAACCTGAGGAGATGGAGAAGGTTGCTACCCGTGATATCAGTACCGATTGGCTTGCTACGGTAGCTAACCAGGTTGAAGACGCAGTGGAGGTTTCTGAAGATGCCTGATATCTCAACTCTAATTCCAGACATTATGAAAGTAGTAGATGGGGAAGGTGGTTGGGATGAAGCTATCACTAAGTACCTAGCTGACACTATCTCTGAGGTAGCTAGTGAAAGGTTTGGTGGTGTACCGGAGAAACCTAGGGATACCCTTAGTCTCTCCGGTATCGGTAAACCCTGTGAGAGACAACTGTGGTCTAAGGTAAACGAGCCTGACCAACAGGAAGTAATCAACGCTGAACTCAAGGGTACGTTCTTCTATGGTGACCTACTAGAAGCCCTAGTGATTGCTCTTGCTAAAGCAGCAGGCCATGACGTACAAGGAGAGCAAGATGTTCTCTACGTTAATGGTATCAAGGGCCACCGTGACTGTATCATCGACGGGTGGACTGTGGACGTTAAGTCTGCTAGTGACTTCTCCTTCGAGAAGTTTAAGCGTGGAGAACTAGCCTCTAGTGATCCCTTTGGTTATCTCAGTCAGCTCAGTTCCTACACCTACGCTGGTAAAGATGATCCACTGGTTACAGAGAAGAACAAGGCAGCCTTTCTTGTCATCAAGAAGAACCGCTTTGAGTTGTGCCTAGACGTACACGACTTTACTGATCGTCTACCCCACAAGGAGGCTGAGATTCAGCACAAGAAGGACATGGTCCTAGGCCCTATGCCACCTATCTCTCCCGCTGCTGCACCTATTCCTCAATCAAAGACTTCACCTAACATGAAGTTATCAACACTATGTACTTACTGTTTCCGTAAGAAGAAGTGCTACCCTGGCCTACGTACTTTCCAGTACAGCGGTGGTTTGTCACACCTTACTCACGTAGGTAAGCTACCACTGGTACCAGAGATTAAGGATATTTGGTAATGCCCCCTAAAAATACACTACCACGTAGAGCATTAGCCATTAAACATGGATACAAGAGTGGCTTAGAGGACGACATAGCTGACCAACTCACAGAACTAGGGGAGCCTGTTAACTATGAAACTAGGAAGATCAACTGGGAAGACTACAAGTTACGAAGATATACCCCTGACTTTAACTTAGCTAACGGTATCATTATTGAGTCTAAAGGGCTGTTCGTAGCGGCTGACCGTAGGAAGCACCTGGAGATACAAAGACAGCACCCTGACCTAGACATCAGGTTCGTCTTCACTAACTCTAAGGCGTACTACAGCGCTAAGACTACAAAGAACAGAAAGACTTACGGTGATTGGTGTGATGCTAATGGCTTTAAGTATTCAGATAAACTCATACCTAAGGAGTGGATCAATGAGTAAGACAACACTAGTATTCAGCTGTGCACACGCCAAACCAGAGACAAGTAATGAAAGGTTTGACTGGCTTGGTAAGTTTATCTATGACCTCAAGCCTGACATGGTGATTGACCTAGGTGACGGTGCAGACATGAGCAGCTTAAACTCCTATGACAAGGGGAAACCAACGGCTATTGTAGCCCAGAACTATGAGGCAGATATCAATGTCTATAACGACTCCCAAGAAAGACTACGGCACCAGTTCAGGTACCATCGCAAGGGTAAACCTCAGTGGATTGGCTTCGAAGGAAATCATGAACGAAGAATCCAAACGGCCCTCACCTACGACCCACGCCTTGAGGGATCAAAGTACGGGATTTCCTTTAGCCATCTTCAAACAGACAAGTACTTCGACGAGTACCACCGCTACGAGAACTCAGCCCCCGCTATCGCTAATTACGATGGTGTGGACTACGCTCACTACTTTGCTCCTGGTAACTCTGGCAGGGCTGTTGCAGGTATCCACCATGCTTATGGCCTCCTCAATACTCGTAACGTTTCTTCAACTTGTGGCCATAGTCATCTACGTAATATCGCTTTCAAGGACGGTGCTCGTGCTCCTGGCCTTATCGCGTCTGTTGTCGGTTGCTACAAAGGGGCGGACGAAGCTTGGGCTGGGCAGTCTAATCTTGCGTGGGCTAAAGGTGTCATGGTTAAGCGTGAAGTAGAGGACGGAATGTATGACCCACAATGGGTATCTATGAAAGCTCTAAAGGAGGAGTACGGTTAATGAGAGACATATGGGTAATATCAGATACCCACTTTGGTCACACCAACATACTTGGGTTTACCGACGACAACGGTACCTTGGTAAGAGACTTCTCCTCTGTAGAAGAGATGGACGAGACTATGGTGGACAACTGGAACTCAGTGGTTAAACAAGGTGACAAGGTATACCACCTAGGTGATGTACTGTTTGGGTCAAAGGATAACTTCAAGAAGCTTTGGCCTAGGTTGAATGGGAGTAAGAGACTTGTAGTCGGTAACCACGACGACATAAAGTTTCTTTCCTCGGGTGGCTTCTTCCAAAAGGTAACTATGTGGAGAGTCTTTACTGAGTTTGGTCTTTTGCTAACTCACACACCTCAACACCAATCGGCATTAACAGGTAGGCGTAATGGATTGTTGAACATTCATGGGCATATTCATGCTAACAAGTCACCTGAGGGTGCCTACCGTTGTGTCTGTGTGGAGCAAACAAACTACACCCCTGTAAACATAGAGGAGCTAAGAGTTGAATATTGAAGTAAACCTAAACCTAACCGTTGACCCCGAGGCAAACTTCCTTGAGTGTGACGATGCAACTGTCCTCTCTGTACTTATGGATACTGTTAAGACAGCGTTCTACGAGATTGATGACATTGAGTTAACCTATATCGAACTGGAGAAGACATGAGTTTATGGATTGAAGTATACGTTGGGTCTAAAGATAACAGAAAACTTATAGCCTCTTCTGTTGCACACAACGTATCTAACCTAGCAGATACATCTGATTACACCTACACAAACACAGAGTTCGGAGCAAACCACCTAGGTATTCCACCTTCAGAGACTAAGGGTAAAATTACAGGACACAACAGGTTGTCCTCTGTATGGTCGCTCGTATCTAAAATTACAGGAGAACAACAACAATGACACAGATGACATTCCTCCCTCCCACCCCTGCTGACATGGTAGAAGAGTATGCTGTTGTAACAAAGCAGGAAGGCACAGTAAACCTTTACCAGAGTTTAATTGCTGAGGAGTTTAACGAGTGGCGTGATGAGTCTGTGTACTCCGATTCAGCAACTAACGAACTAAAGGAGATGGCTGATCTACTGTACGTCCTCTACGGCTATGCTCGTGTTAAGGGTTACAACTTGGATAAAGCAGTGGAGCGAGTACACAAGAATAACATGGGGCGTATGTACCAACCTGACGGTAATATCCTTCGGCGAGAAGACGGGAAGATTATTAAGAACCCTGAGTATCCTCAGGTAAACCTAGGAGACCTAGTATGAACGAGACAATGATTCAAGTTGGAATATCCTTAGATACACTAGACTCTATTACTATCTGCGGTATCAAAGACATCTATCGTCTTGCTAAGGACTATGAGTGCACACAGGAATGTCTAGCAGCTCTGGTGCTACTAGAGTATATGTTGTCTATCAGTGACTACAACGCATTCCTAGACAAACTAAACAAGGAAGGAACGGGCACTGATGAAAAATAAAGATTACCTACCCACAGATTACAGAAAGTTTATTGCCATCTCTCGGTATAGTCGCTGGTTGGAAGACGAGGGGCGACGTGAAACCTGGGATGAAACAGTAAACCGCTATGTAAGTAACGTTGTAGAGACTAAAACTTCTGATTCTGTTGTTGAGGAACTTCGGTACGCTATCTTAAACAACGAAGTGGCTCCAAGTATGCGTGGGTTGATGACAGCAGGTGGCGCTATGGAGCGTGACAATACTTGCCTGTATAATTGTGCGTATACACCGGTAGAGAAACCAACAGACTTCGATAAAGCCATGTTTATTCTCCTCTGCGGTACAGGTGTAGGTTTCTCAGTGGAACGACAGTATGTCTCTAAGCTCCCTACTGTACCTTCTCTATCGTACTCGACAGACACAGAGTCTTTTATGTCTCCAATCGTTGTTGCTGACAGCAAGGAAGGCTGGGCCAAGGCTCTCCGTAAAGTTATCAAGGCTCTGTACGAGGGTGTCATTCCTATTTGGGATGTATCCAACGTACGACCTGCTGGTACTAAGCTTAAGACCTTTGGTGGTCGTGCCTCAGGTCCTGCTCCTTTGGTTGAACTCTTTAACTTTGTCACTGCTGTATTCAAGGGTGCACAGGGCCGTAAGCTCTCCTCTATTGAGTGTCACGACATCATGTGTAAGATTGGTGAGGTAGTAGTAGTTGGAGGTGTTCGTCGCTCTGCAATGATCTCTCTGTCTAACCTGTCTGATGACCGTATGCGTCACGCTAAGTCAGGTAACTGGTGGGAAACAGCAGGGCATCGTGCCTTAGCTAACAACTCTGTGTGTTACACCGAGAAGCCTGACATGGAGACATTCATCCGTGAGTGGTCTTCGTTAATCGAGAGTAAGTCTGGTGAACGTGGTATCTTTAACCGAGTAGCCAGTAAGGCTCAGGCTGCTAAGTTTGGACGACGTGATCCTAACTGGGAGTTCGGAGTCAATCCATGTTGTTTCACAGGTGACATGAAGTTACTTACTGCGGACGGGGAGAGGACTTTTAGAAGTCTGTCAGGTTCTAATGTAAGTATTGTAAGCCACGATGGCTCTATTACATATGGTTCTGTATGGTCTAACGGTACGAAGCCTACTGTCTTCGTTCAATTTAGCAATGGTCTACATAAGAAACCTATTCAGACTACATCTGATCACGTATTTATGTTAGCCGACGAAACAGAGTGTCAGGCTGGGGACCTAAAAGGCAACCGTCTTAAGTTTTTCTCTGAGAAAGCCACGTCAAGAGTCGGTACCGATGGTTTTCTTGCTGGCTTTATGGTCGGCGATGGCAACTTAAACCGTTTGAACAGTGCCGAGCACAGGGGTATCGAGGTTTACTTTAACAGAGAGAAAGACACAGAGTTGTCAGATGCCTATGGGGGTGTCGTTGGTTCTGGAGGGAAGGTAACATCATACAGTGAGCACAACAAGAAAGTAGCTAACGACCACCACCTCCCTAAGAAACCTATTGGGCAAAGAGGTCTTCCTCCTCATATTATTAGCACCTCTGGTCTCCAAGGTTTGTACTCTGCTAACGGATGCGTTGTAAAAGGACATCGTGTATCTTTGAAGTCTATTGACAAAGAACAGGTGTACTCTCTTTTGGAATACCTTCGTCTTACTGGTATCTCTTCTTACATCACTGTTAATAAAAGTAAAAAGGTTAAGTTCTCTAACGGTGAGTACGTCTGTAAAGAGTCTTATGACTTAAACATAAGCCGTTACGAGAGTCTCTTGAAGTTTAGTAAGAGCATTAACTTTGGTCAAACTTATAAACGTGAAGCACTGGAACAACTACTGACCTTTAAGAGTCCGATTGTTACCTCTGTTACTGAAGGACCTAGTGTTGAGGTGTTTGATTTTACAGAACCTAAGAACAACTGGGGTGTTGTTGAGGGCATCGTTGTGCATAACTCTGAAATTATACTACGCCCACGGCAATTCTGCAATTTGACCGAATGCGTTATCCGTGTCACTGATAGCATCGACGATATCGAACGTAAGGTACGTTTAGCTACTATCCTTGGCACAATTCAGTCTACATACACCTACTTCCCTTACCTGGGTGCTGAGTGGGAAGCTAACACCAAAGAAGAACGATTGCTTGGTGTATCGCTGACAGGTATCATGGATAACCCATTGATGACTCTGAAGAACAAAGGGTTAGAGAAGACTCTTGAACATCTTCGTAGTGTCGCTGTTACTGCTAATGCTGAGTGGGCTGGTATCTTGGGTATTCCTGTCTCTACCGCTATAACTTGCGTCAAGCCTAGTGGTACTGTTAGCCAACTTGTTGACAGCGCTTCTGGTATTCACCCTCGTCACTCTGAATACTACATTCGCACAGTAAGGGGAGACAACAAAGACCCTCTGACACAGTTCATGTCTGATGCAGGTATCCCTGTAGAACCCTGTGTTATGAAGCCTGACACTACGTCAGTCTTTAGCTTCCCTGTTAAGTCTCCTACTAAGTGTGTTACTCGTAACGATCTCACTGCTGTAGAGCAAATGGAGACATGGTTGGCTTATCAACGGTTCTGGTGTGAGCACAAACCTTCTATCACAGTTACTGTTCGTGACGAGGAGTGGATGGAGGTAGGTGCCTTTGTGTACAAACACTTCGATGAAATGTCAGGTGTATCCTTTCTGCCTCACTCTGATCACACCTACCAACAGGCCCCTTACCAAGAGATTAATAAGGTAACCTACGAGACAGCACTAGCTCTTATGCCTAAGTCTATCGACTGGGATAGATTAACAGAGTATGAGAAGGAGGACACTACTAAAGGTTCAAGTACGTTTGCATGTGTTGGTAACTGCGAGGTAGTAGACATCACATGAAGAAAGACTTAACAGGTCAAACCTTCGGAGACCTCTTTGTTGTAGGGGTCTCCGAGGTCTCTCGTAACGGACATTACAGGTACCAGGTTAGGTGCTCCTGTGGTGCTGAGAAGACTATCTTCGGGACACACATGATACAGGGAAACACCCTCCACTGTGGATGCAAGAAAACCAGATCGTACAACTGGAAAGGTTATAAAGGAGTTTCCAAGACCTACTTCTCTTCGGTAAAGAGGGGTGCTGCAGGTGAGAAAGGCAGAGCTAAGATGTCTTTTAACTTAACGTTGGAAGCAATGGGTGACCTGCTTGAGGAGCAAGAAAGACTATGTGCTTTGACTAGCTTACCAATTTCATGTAAGGATAGAACCGCCTCCTTAGATAGGGTTGACAGCTCAAGAGGATACGAAAGAGATAACATTCAGTGGTTACACAAGGACGTAAACATGATGAAGAGACACTATACTGAAGATTACTTTAAGTTTCTTTGTAAGAAAGTAACAGAGAACAATACTTGACGTAGTGCTCTAAGTACTTTACTATTACAGTATACCTAGCCTCTGGGAATTACCTGGAGG